ACTGCTTTTGTTCAGAAGATAAGAGATATATTAGGACTGTATCCTAAACAAGATACTGTTCTTTCTGAGTTATTACGTGTATCAGATGAAATTTTATCTGCCGATGTAAAACAACTATCATCAGTTGTTGATGAGGTAGTTAGAAAACAGAAAAATAAAGGTGGTAAAGTTTTAGAAGCTTTAAGAAGGAGTAAAAATGTATAAGTACTTTACAGTAGATGAGCTTCATTGTCAACACTGTGATAAAGAAGGAATGAACCCTGTCTTTATGCAGCGTGTTGAATCTCTACGAGAGAAGGTAGGCTTCCCGTTTATTATAGGCTCTGCTTACCGCTGTCCAGACCACCCCATAGAAGCCCGTAAAAGCTCTCCGGGGGCACATGCGTCAGGTCAAGCTCTGGATATCACTTGCAGTGGAACTAACGCCTACAGGCTTCTGGAAGAGTCTCTGGCGATGGGCTTCACTGGTATTGGGGTAAATCAAACAGGAACCTCCAGATTCATTCATCTTGACACTTTAAAAAACGCAGTAGGTAGACCAAGACCTAGAGTCTGGAGCTACTAAACTCTGAAGGAGGAAGAATGCTACAAGAGTTACTAGGTGGTCTAGGTGGTAAGGTAGTAGATGCTGTCTCTGCTCGTGGGGCACGTAAACACGAAGAGAAGGTTAAGATTCTTGAGATAGAAGCTGCTAAACACAAAACTAAACTAGAGATGGCTATGAAAGGCCAGCAGATGGATAACTCTTGGGAACTTGAGCAAATCAAGAACTCAGGGTGGAAGGATGAATTTGTTTTATTAATTCTTAGTATCCCTCTCGTATTGAGTTTTATACCCGGCACTGTCGGCTATGTAGAAAATGGCTTCAGAGCTTTAAGTCTGACTCCTGACTGGTATCAGTGGCTCATACTTGCAGTGTTTGCTGCAATTTATGGCATACGCATATGGAGAAGAAAATGATTGCTGAGATCAGTGTCATCATTGCTGGTGTCAACATGGCTTCTAAGGCGATAAAATCTATAGCAGGGACAGCCGATGACCTCTCCACCATCGGTGAATTTCTAGGGAAGCTGGGTGGAGCAGAGGTAGAGCTTGCAAAGGCTCAAAATAGTGGCGGTCTGTCTGAAGCCGATGCGATTAAAACAGCCTTGGCTAGAAAACAAATTTCTGACACCATGCAAGAGGTCAAGGACCTGTTTACTATCAGCGGCAACGGGCATTTGTATCAAGAGTGTATGCAAGAGATGGCTAGAGCACGCATAGCGAAACAAGAAGAGATTGCAAAACTTGCTAAGATCAGGAAGCAGCGGAATGAAGACCTACTGCAGGGAGGAATTCTGATTTTGATATTCCTAGTATTAGTGCCAGCTATAGTAGGTGGTCTTGGTTATATGTTAATGAATAGGTGAGGAAATATAATGGATGATACGATACAGTTCATAGAAACTCCAGAATCTACAGTTCTGAGAATAAATTCAGATGCCATGAGTCACTTAGGAACAACTCTTTCAGAATCTTTACAATACGAAGATGAAAACATAAAGAAAACTCTTTTGTCGTTACTGCAAAAACATAGTGAAACTATTCTGGAGACAAGTAACAAGATAGTAATGAAGCAGAGATTAAATATTCAAGCTGTCAGCTAAGAGCGTTCAACTCATCTTCTATAAACTGATGTAAGTTTTCAAGCTTAGGCTCAAGCTCTCTTAAAATCTTTTTTATCGTGACAACATCTTCTTTAAAGAAGAGACCATCTACTTCTTCTTGAGGAAACTTTGCGTATTCACTCATTAAGTTTCCAGAAGTATCTATAAAGATTTTAAAAGATATAATATTAGCATCGGTCATTAAGTTTTTCTTCTACTACTAGAATCTTTTCTTTTGCAAAGGCTATTTTCTCAACCAGTGCATCTATAGATTTTATAATGTCTGGATGTTCTGAAACACCTACAGAATTGTATAGATAGTTTTCTAGATTAGCAGTTGCTGTAGCTATCTCTGCTTCGTAAGTCATTCCAAGAGCTGCTAAGTAATCCATCAATTATTCTCCTCAGTTAAAACCTTCCAAGAAATTTTAAGAAGGTCTGTTTTGGTTATCTCGTCGCTAATAAGTTGAGCAATTTCCTGACACTCCTTCTGTGCATCAACATGACTTCTTAGTTTTACTATCCTAGCAAAAGCTGCAAGAGATCCTGTCCAAATCCACTCAGTCATCATACTTTGTGGCAGGACCATTCTAGCTTGTTCAGGCGCTGCCCCTTTCTCAAGTAGTGTATCATACAGGAGTTCTGAAGCTTTTAAAAGTTTTTCATAATTAGAAAAAAGAATATCATCCTGCACAATTATGTCATCAGAAGATCCTTGTTTCTTGTTGTCTGCTTTCTTTCTCCATACTGGAGGGGTATAGAAAGAGACATTAGAATCTACATACCTTCTACTAACTTCATTCCAGACTAAGCCTACCTGATGTTTACCTAACTGTCTAGCAATAAACACTGGAGCAGCTATTCTAAATTGAAGTTGAACATGTCCAAAAGGAGTCCAGTGTCCATGTTTAGCTAGGTAAGCTATCAGACCCTCATCAGATTTACGCATCTCTGAAATTTCTTTATTAAAAGAAACACGAGCAGCATTAACAACAGTTTTATCACTGCCCATGCTGTCAATGAGTTTAACTGTAACCAAGAATAAACATCATCGTACAAAATATGAAAAGAAACAAACCAAGTAAAGCTAATTGTTCATTCTCTGAAACATATCCCATGTAAAGATCCATGAAAATGTTTTCAACATAGTCTACAATTTTCTTAATCACAGTTCACACACTCCTGAAACACATGCAAGTGTCTGCATACCCTCCGTATTATCCTCATCTTCTTCAAGATCCCAATCCATAGCCAAAGGCATTTGATCTTTAAGTATTTTATAATCTTTAAAACTTATCTTCTGATAAGGAGCCTGCTTATATACATGCTCTGACTCTGGAAGAAAGCTAATGCCGCTGACACTATCAAAGTTTTCCCATATCCACTGACACACTGCGAAGAATGAATCATCATTATAGTAGCATGTCATTGAAGGTTTATGCTCGCACCAGTTGTCCTGATAGATCTTCCAGAGTTCAAGCTGTTCTAGAGAACTAAGGCTATCTACCGTTACAGAACCTTCTGGAGCCTTCTGCGGGAAGGAGAATACCCAGTTAGAGTTATTCATTACATCCTCTTCGTAAGGAAAACCAAAAGAAATCATAGCTGTAGCTAAAGGATCTTTCTTATCTGCACGTACAGTCCTAATGTAGTAGTCACTAAACCTTGGATGAATACCAGAAGCACTATCAGTTAGCTGAGATACTGTACCAGAAGGCTTAACGCAAGTAACAGCAGTAGACTGGTTAATACCAAGCTCTTCAGCCATGATTTTATTAGTCTTTACAGCAATTTCTCGTAGCTCTGACAAGAATTTAGCAGTTGCTTCCTCGCCTTCACTTCCATTAGTGACAGAACAATCCATGATACCTGTTAAGGAAACCCCAAGCAAAGCTTCTTCTTCAGTATTACGCTTCCATATGTTACGAAGGTATCTGAAATCTGTTAGGGTAGCCTGCAAAGTTCCCAGAACTGTCGCGTGCTTTACTTTAATCTTGATAGTCTGCTTCGTATCTGTAGATCTTACCACAACTTCTGAAAGATTACAGAACTGATACGGCCTGAGAATGATTTCAGCACAGGGATTGGTACCAAACTTATGATCTACATCCCTTCTACCGTTTCTAGCAGCTACATTCTTAGCTGCAACTCTACTAAAGATACCACGCTCTCCTGATTTACTCTCATAGAGACGCTTCATCTCACCTACGTAAGTATCAAAGTCTGGCTTCTCAGAATAGACAGCACTGTTATTAGCTAAAGCCCTCTGTCCATTAGTCAAATACCACTCACCATTCTTAGCATTAGACATACGGTTGTCTGTAACATTGCTCAAGCTAATCAAGGCAGACCTACGTACTCCACCCACCACAACAACGTCAGCTATCTTACATACAAGATCATGGCACTCAAGAGACGTAAGCTTCCTACCTACAGCAACTTTAAATAGATCTACTGTGAAATTGAACAAGTCTGCCAAAGGCTCTGGGCCTGAGGCACGGCCACCAAAAGTCTTCAGTCTGGCTCCTGCTGGGCGTATTCTAGTAAGATCACACTTAGGTACTTTACCAGCGTATAGGAGGCTTATAAGTTCTCTGAAGGCAGAAGCCCAGCCTATCTTGCTATCGGATACAACAATGGTTGATTCTGTTTCATGGAAACTATCAGCAACTGTTGGTAGTTGTTTTACATAATCTCTTTCTACGCTGAAGCCAACCCCTGTACCATTCAGGAGTATGTACATTAGCTCATCAAATGATCTGGGATTATCAATAGGAAGATAAGAACAGTTATATCCTGCCACGTTGTCACGGTCAAGAGCGACTCCTGCTGTCATCATACAACGCATAGAAGGCATAACGTCATGGCTATGTATAGACTCATAAAGCTCATCCCAACCAATTGCAACCTGACCGGGATTCCTTTCTTTAAAGAAATTAATATATCTTTCTACAGTTTCTTTCCAAGTTTCTCTACGCTTCTCATTATCTAAGTAGCGTGCGTATCTGCTTTTGTGGATATAATTCTGATATTGATCCACTAGTCTGCGTCCTTCATGTCTTCTTTGGCCTCTAATTCTTGAATTTGTTGAGTCTTCAAACGTTTAAAATTTTTTTGAACCTTTAAAGGTTTACCCTTAAATTGCTTACGCTTGTATCGTTCTCGTCGCTCCTCTTTATGTTCCAGTTTCTTTTGCACTATAGATCTCCAATAACTTTTTCTCGTACCATTCGGCTTTCTTTAAATCCTCTACTCCGTTTTTATAAGGATAGCGCCAGCGATACTTTAAAGAGTTCCCGCGAAGATAGCCGATGTATTCTTCTTCAGAAAGCATTGCCTTAATACCGTCGATACATTCTATATCCCCTTTATTATAATGGGGAGGTTTATTAACCATATCATTATTGTAATGTAAAGGCGCTTTACCGTACGTTAATGAATCCCATTCTTCGGGTTTACTATTATTAATACTCATTCTTGTTCCTCAGGGCAGTCAGCTATCCACTTCTTAGGCATATTATGCACACTATACCATCTAAATCTATTAGAGTCTGCCCATTCAGCATGAGATCTTTTCGTACCATCTTTCCTAACTTTAGATCCCGGCATAGATGCAGAAGGATTAGCAAACAAAAACACAAGCTCAGTGTTTAACGGAAGGTTTTTCTTAACCCAGAGATACTTAGAGTACTCAGCATGATCCCAGAATCTTCCTTTAGATTCAAGTAGGATTGTTTTGTTTCCAATCTTTCTAACAAAGTCTGGCTCGTAGGTGTGCTCTACAACATACGATATTTTATTTACGTGATGATCCCAATCTTTTAATATTGACTCATGTAGGGTAGCTTCCCACATAGAATCATATGCAGTATTAAATCTTCTGGGACGTTTCTTCCTAGCTTTTCTTAATGTAGTTTTTCTTGTAGCAATAATAACCTCCTATCTAAAAACTTCTTAAGAATAAGAAGATCATCATAATCTAAGTCTGTATTTAAAATCATTATCTTATTAGCAAGCATAACTATAAAATGATCTACTGTCATTGGATAATCATATTCAGACATTTAAATCTTCCAATGTTAATGATTTTATAGCTACTGAAGGATTATTTATACAGATAGATTTTAATTTCTTTTTAATCCATCGTGGAGAATTAGGGGAGAGTCTCAGAGTTCCTTCTACAAGAGAATGATACTCATCAGGAACAAGATCACGATACTCAGCATCGTCAACTTTCAAAGCTTCTTCTTCAGATACGAGAGTCTTGACCCACTCTTTAAAAAGAAATTCAGTGTGTCTATTAATATCTTTTAATTTTCTTTTGTTCAAAGTCTAGGCACCTGAGGTTCTTTAGCAACTCTAGTAAAGTATTTAATTCCTGAAGCATACTTATAAGAAATAAGACCGTTCCCATGATTAGCATCAGACCAGCACTCATGCTTATAAGGACAGTAACTACAGTTGGTTCCAATACGCCTGTTACCACTCTTTCCTTCAGGTACGTCAGGATAGCATCTAGGAGGAAGCTCATCAAGTTTTAAGTAATCCTTCATGCTAGAAATTCTAGCAGTTATATTAGGTTTACTAAATGGTCCCGGCCTGTACAAAGTAAGCTCCCCTGACTCTTTGTTAATAGCCAAGAAGCCACCATCAGAAGTTCCTTCACTGGCCTCGTACCCAGCTAACTGTGCCATGTATCCAAAAGGATCATCATCCTGTAACGTACCTTCCTTAAATTTCTTAAAGGCAAAGTTACTTGCTGTTTTAATATCGACTACTTCTCCATCAATCTTACAATCAATGTGTCCAACAATATCATCTACGACAACTTCTTTCTGTTGATCAGTTATAGAATGTCCAGAAAGTTTTACCAGAAGTACTACAAGTTCTTCTAGAATGTGCCCATATAAGAACTTAATAAGTGTAGGAGCAGAGAAGGTTTTCTTTTCTTTGCTCCTAGATTCAAACCATAACTGTCTGGCTGGCCTTCCTATATTGCTCATCCTAAGACCAGAAGTTTGTTTATGAGGAGAAGACCAAGACCTAATAGAATCCTTTACCTTCTCCCCAAACTCTTCTATGGCAGCATCAGATAAATTTAGATCCTCGCCTATTTCTAACGGTGATAGGGCAGAATAAATATCATCTATTAAAGTACTAAGGTCCATTCTAAGAAGTTACCACACCAGTAGAATCTTTAAGTGCATCATAGAAATCTGCAACCTTTCTAATCTGAGTAGGCGTGGCCTGATTCTTAATAGAGTTAGCCATCATGCAGACAACAATAACATTGTCTGATTCGTATCCTCTACTATTATCAATGCGATCAAGAGACGGAGAGTTATGCCAGTTTTCTCGGCCTACTTCAAACTTAACATCCAGAATAGGGCAATGGGTTCCTATCTGAATATCGTCTAGTGTAAGATCAAAAAAGATATTACGGCGACGTGCTCTAGCCTTGGCGTGACGCAACATCGTTAAACGATAATCTTTACCTCTAGGATCTCTCTCGATAACTTCATACCTTGTTTTTCTATCTAATCCTAGACAAAGTTCTTTCTTAATAGGAGCTTTATCAAATAATACCCCACTCACTGGTTCATAGGTTATATTTTGCCATGCACCCGGCGGCTCTGTTTGAATGTTTACAAGTTTCATTTTTTCTCCTTCATCAGTGGGTTTCAGCCCAGTTCTCTCCGACATTATACTCTCCATCTAGGGGGCAGGCAAGTTCTAAGACTGCTCCTGCATCTATGATTGCTTTAACACCAAGCCTACCAACCTCATCAGCCTGATCCTTATGTACCTCTACCTGCCATTCATCGTGAACGTTAGCTACTATCCTAGCTTTTAACTCCCTGATAGATTCATCAAAGAGTATAAGAGCCTGCTTCATCACTATAGCACCCGCACCTTGTAGAAGTGTATTAAGTGCTGAATGCTCAGACCTGACAAATATCTTACGACCATCTAAACCTTTGAGGAATCCTTTTTCAGACGCTGTTGATACTCTTCTTTTAAGATCTCTAAATGATGGTAGATTATCGAAGAATGATTGTCTAAGTCCTGCACCAATTTCTGTACCTCCTCCAACCACTGTCCCAAGCTTTGCGTCTCCTGCTCCGTACAAGAGGGCATAGATAAAAGTCTTCGCCTGATTTCTTGATTCAAGCCCTGCAAGTTTTTGATTAGTGGTGTGTATATCTCCGTTAATGATTTCATTTGTATACTCCTCATCGTTCATGTAATGAGCAAGCATTCTCAGTTCAAGCTGACTGGCATCAATACCTACTAGCTTATAGCCGTAAGGTACTGTCCAGCATTCTCTACACTCCTTGCCATAAGGTGAAGACAGATTAGGAACCTGTGCCATGTTAGGATTTCTATGGGTCATACGTCCTGTAATGGTTCCATTTGGTATAACATAACCATGTACACGAGTATCATCACCAAGAACCTTGATCCAAGATTTAATCTGCGCTTCACGTTTCTGGTGCATTGGGAAAGATTTAATTAGAACCGCTTAAGGAATGTTCTCAATTTTAGATAGAGTCTTTTCGTTGACTACAGGTCTACCATTCTCAGTAAACTCTTCAGGCGCCCATCCAAACTCTTGAAGATACTCGCCTACTTGTTTACGTGACGCTATATTAAAAGGAACCATAGTCATTCTAGTTAAGCTAAATAGTCCCGGCATCTGTAAAAACTGTTCATATTCATCAGGAGTCAGTCTAATACCTTTACCTCCGGGGTTATCCCACCTACCAGTCTTAGCTAAGCTGCCTGATTTATTTTCTTTACGATAAATATACCTCTCATCAATCTTAGGTTTAAATACTTTCTCAACCTCTTGCTTAGTCTCTGACATCTTCTCGCGCATTAATGCTAACAACATCTCAGCTTTGAACTCATCGAAGTAAAAACCATAAGCTTCTTGAGATTTCAAGATGCGTGCAGATTCAGTCTCAATCTCAATAGACTTAGGATCAAACCCAGCACTTTCATTTCTCAGTGCGTGATACACCTGAACATTTAAATCTACATCACGCTTACAGTATATTAACATCTCCTTAGAGTAACATTCAAACTGATCAAACTCTATCTTAGCGAGGCCAAGGCGCTGGCCCCACATGCCTAGGCTATGACCACCTTCCCTTACAGGATTGAACAAGCGAGAAAGAACTAAGGTATCTATGATTTTTTGAGAGCCTAGCTTAAATGATGTGAGCTTTTCCAAGACAGGAATGTCGAAGCCAATTATATTATGACCTGATAACATTTCTGCCTTGTTTAAAAGTTTAACACCATCTTCTATTTCATTTGGTGAATACTCCCATACTTGATTTGTATCAACATCTTGGATAACGAGACACCACACTACAGTGGCATCCAGACCATCTGTTTCAATGTCAAATAAAAGTTTCATTCAAAAGCCATGTCACCCGTATCTTCAAATTCAATATCAGAATAATCAACTTCAGAGAGTCTGCCAGTGTCTTTGTCATAAAGCAAATGTGTAGCAACACCTACATCACCAGTGTACCTTGACTTCAATACCCTTACACGAGTAGTAGCAGCCTCTATCGGATCATCAGCTTGCTGATTTCGTTCTAAAGTAATAATAGAATCAGAAATCTGACCAATGCTATGTGATCCACGCAGGTGACTTATGTCGGTCTCAGCACCCCGCTCGTGGCCCTTGTTACCATCGATGCGTCTAAGATGGGACACCAGTATAAGACCTGCTCCAGTCTCCTCTGCAAGGCTTCTGAGGCGTGTCATGATGGCATCAATAGACCTCCGCTCATCACCTTCTAAAGTAGCAGATACCATCATGTGCAAGTGGTCAATGATAATCCATTTACATTCACAGCCTATGATCATGTAGCGAAGCTTGCTAAAGATTTCATCAATGTCATTGCTGCCAAAGTGAGCATGAATCCACACTCTATCTCTATTATTATTATCAACAAAGAGATCATCAAATAGAATTGAAAGTTCTTCCTGAGAATAACCTTCTCTGATTCTATCAATGTGTAGTCTGTCATTAGCTTCAATAGATAAGATACCATCGACAGTCCTAGTCCAATCCTCCTCTAGAGCAATGATCCCAATGTTATCTTTAGAGTTCTTGATTAACCAGTGTTCAAGCTCACGAGTGACAGAAGTCTTACCAAGACCTGTACCACCTGCCAAAGTTACTAGCTCTCCTTGACGCAAGCCTTCAAGCTTTTTATTTAATCCTTCCCAAGGATAAGGGATTGCTTCCTTCTTTGAACGGTTGTGAAACTTATCCTTATTCTCCGTTATATTCATTACACCTGACGGTGTATAGGTTTTGGCATTCCACCAAGAGGAAACAAAAAGACCATGACCATTCTTTCTGAGAAGGTCATTAGCATCTTTGAAACCCTCAGGCATGATCATGATCTTTGCCTTGTTGGGTTTCAACAAACGCGCTACTTTCTTTGCCGCCTCTTGTCCGGGTTTGTCAGAATCAAAAGCAATTATGATGTTGTCGAATCGTTCTAGAAATTCGATATTGGCCTTAACATCTTTCTCTGCTGACTGTGCTCCACCTTTTATTGAGAGGGCCGGGAACTTAGAACCCAGCAATTCGTAAGCTGCCATAGCATCACACTCACCCTCAGTAAGGGTAAGGTACTTGCCACCAGTATCATTGCACAACTGCTGACCAAACAGCCCACACTCCTGAATGGGACCATTGCTTAAAAATCCCTTAGAGTCTACAACCCTAGTTTTAAAAGCAACTTCTTCAGCCCCATTAAAATAAGGATAGAAGTGTTTTAAAACACGTCCCTCCTTGTTAATAACTGATTTAACTCCATACTTCTTAGCAGTATCTAGCTGAATACTACGGTCAGTTAAAGGATTAAATCCGCCATCATCAGGAATGGAACTATCTTTTATCAACGTGGGCTTAGATGTCTCCACTGTATCTTCCTCCTCCTCATAATTCTTATAATACTTTGTACAAGAATGACACCAAGCTGTACCATCAGTATTAATTGTTAAACATTTCTTATGTCCGCAAGCGGGACAATCTGCATGTGTTTTTTCGTATGCCATGAAGGTCGGGGAACCTTATGACTCCCCTTCATCTCCTTTAATTGAACGCTCAATGTTCTGAGAAATGTTATTACGTGCTGCATTTAAAACAGCCAGACGTTTAGTCAACTCATTGATCTCAGGAATAATCCCGGTGAGTAGGGAGTAACCAAACCTTGCCTCATCACTAAGTTCTTCCACAGGATACTCAACGTCGTTAACAGTCAGAACAGGTTTAGATTCTTCTTCCATATTTATCTCCTTTAAAAGGCTAAGCTTGCGGCAGAGTCGCCTGCCTCGACATTATCACCAAGATATTCAACCAAGTCAATGATCTGAACATTCTCAAGGATAGGGCGGCGGTACTTGCCATCGTCACCATATTCTGAATGTCGCCACTGTACAGCAACTTTAGAACCATTACCCAATGAAACATCGACATCATTCTTCTCTTGATCTACCAAACGTGGCTTACGATTTGGTCTACCTTTTGAACCAAGCTCCCATTGCTGGAAG